GGTCGTAATAGTGCCGTAAGTAGCACTTTTGAGCCTATTTGTTTAAGTGGTTTTTATAGAACGCCAACAAGTAACACGCCTTTAGAAGTGGTATCTGATGATGCAGACGATAACGCAAGCGGTGCAGGTGCTAGACAAATTACATACGAAGGCCTACAAGTAAGTGGTGGCAATTTAGTAGTAGTTACCAATACGGTATCTATGAACGGTACAACGGCCGTAGCTTTACCTGATTCTTTGATTAGGCTTTATCGATGGTATGTTTCAGAAAGCGGAACGTATGCTACACAGAGTGCCGGGAGCCATCAAGGGGATATAACGATTAGGGAAAGTGGTGGCGGTGATACTTGGAGCGTAATAGAAAACAACGGATTCCCAAGAGCGCAAAGTCAAATTGGAGTATATACCGTACCGACTGGATATACGGCTTATGTTGATAATGTTATGTTTTCGGTCGGCACACAAGTTAGAGCAGATATATTACTATTTAAGCGTGATAATATATTACAAACTTCCGCACCATATTCACCGATGCGACTAGTAACAGAAATAAACGCTAACACAACGAATTTCAATCTAGGTATAAAAAAACCTTTTGTATTTGAAGAAGAAACCGACTTCGGATTCTTAGGGAAGTTAAACTTCGGCACTAACTCAATCGCAGTAGATTTTGAAATAACACTAGTAGAAAATGGCTAAAGACCCGACCACAGAATTACAACAAGCGTATTACACGCTCCTAACCGATGCGCTCGCCGTTAATGTGTACGATGAGGCTCCAGAGAATGCGACTTATCCTCACGTACAGTTTGGAGATACGACTCTAACGGACTCAAGCACAAAATCCGACTTTATGGATGAGGCAACCTTCTCTCTCTCGGTAGTGGATAGATACGCGCTTGATTCGGGGACTAGGACTTATATTAACGCGATAGTAAACACTATCAAGCAAACATTGAGAACGCGATCCGATGTATTCGATTTGTCGAGCTTCGATGTCGTTTATACGGTGGTGGATAATGATATTTTTCGGAAGGAATTTACCGAGACTTATACTTATTGGATTAGGGAAATCCGCTTCCGGCATAAGATTGAGGAAAAATAATCTCACGATTTTTACGTATATTTACAATTAACAAACAACCAAACACATAAGACAATGGCAATTAATGGAACACTTGTATTGGTAAACGCTCAAGGCTCTGCAATAGCCTCGACTACCGATGCGACTCTTAATATCGAAATGGATGCACCGGATGCATCAACCAAAGGATCGAGCGGATGGGCTGAAAACATCGCCGGACAAAAGTCTTGGAGCATCGATGTTGATGGTCTAGCTACCTTCGATTATTCATCCGGGAATGTGCAAGAACTAGCCGGTTATCTAACGGCTCAAACTCTTGTCGCGGTTCGCTTCCTTCCAAACTCTGGTGTCGCTTACTACGGAGATGCTCGTATGACTTCCGTATCTATCGGCGCTCCTAATGAAGATGTCGCTACTATTAGCGGTACTTTCACCGGAACCGGAGAGTTGAAGAAAGTAACCATCTCATAAGATGAAGGGTAGCAAAAGCCTCAAGATCGCAGGGAAAGAGGTTGTATTCAAATTTGACTTGAATGCGCTCGAATCATTTACAGAGCAGGCCGGAGTTGATTTAAACGGAATCGATGAGGCTCTTAATAAAGTATCTAACATCAAGATTTTCATCAAGGCTCTCTCCGTTTCTGGCGGAACCGAGTTAAGCGATGAAGAGATTGGAGCGATGGACTTTACTATTCTAAACAATGTATTCGAGTTAGTTCGGGAATCGGTGGGAAACATCAACGCTCCGAAGGGGTAAAGCCAATGATGCTCCGAGACTTGCACGTCTTAGGGTATCAAATGGGATTAAAGCCTTCGGAGTTACGAGATACAACTCTTTACGATTTTAATTGTATGGCAGAGGCCTTCAATAAGAATCAAAAACACGACTATGAGGTAATGCGTCTTAATGCTTACCTCGTTTCTGTATATAGCGGACTTGAGGGTAAGGCAAGAAAAAGACTAACTCCGGAAAAGATGCTCCCAATGAGCGAATCTAGGAAGGAGATATCACAAGAAGAAAAATGGAAACTGCATCGATTGATGCGCAATATGAACCGAGATGGTAGCAGATTTAGCAGTTAATATTAGTGCGAATATTAAAGACCTCCAACGAAACATTGGAAAAGCCAAAGCTACTCTGAAAAACTTTGGTTCTTCCGCAACTTCATTGGGTGTAAGTCTATCCGCATCTCTTACCTTGCCGTTAGCAGGGCTTGGAGCGACTGCATTAAAAACAGCCTCAGACTTCGAGCAATTAGAAGTTCGACTCCAAACCTTAACCGGAAGCGCAAAGGCCGGGAGAAAGCAATTTGAGCGCTTACAGAAGTTCTCCGCAGGCACTCCGTTTCAACTCCAGGATTTAGTAAAAGCAAATAACACTCTTCTCGGTTTTGGGATGAGCGCCGATGAGGCATTTACTTCTCTCCAACAACTCGGAGATGTAGCAAGTGCAACCGGAGCGGATTTACAAAGTATCGCGATTGCATTCGGGCAATCGTCGGCAGAAGGTAAATTATTCACTAGAGATATTCGACAATTTATCAATCAAGGTGTTCCGGCCGTTGATTTATTAGCAGAGTCGATGGGAGTTGCTCGAAGTGAAGTCTTTACTCTAGCGGAGGAGGGTAAAATATCATTCCAGATACTGCAAGATGCCATCGCTCAATCAACGCAAACCGGAGGCAAGTTTGCTAATGCTACAAAGGCACAATCCCAAACGATAGCCGGATTATTCTCTACTTTACGAGATAACGTATCTCTTGCTCTCGGAGAACTCGGGAAGGAACTTGTGAGGGCTTTTGATTTAGACAAACTCATTACGGATGTAACTCATAAGATTAAATCGATCACAACCGTATTCAAAGCATTAAGCGATGATGTAAAGAAAAGGATGTTTGTTGTTGCCGGTATATTAGGCGCAGGCGGTCCGGTTCTTATAGCAATTGGGTTTTTGATTAAAGCAATAACGGCTATATCTCTTCCGGTTATTGGGTTGATTTCATTGATTAGCGGAATAGGATATATATTCTATAATGCTTTTGGAGAGGCCGGATCAATTGTTGGAGCATTTGAATTGATATTTGCTAAGATGGTTAATAACACACTCGATGGATTATTAGCCATTGTAGGCGCAACGGCGCTTATTCCTGGAGTTGGTTCCGCATTTGTTGGTATAGCCGGGAAATTAAATCAATTTAGGCAAGAATTACCGAATACCGATGATTTTACTCCTATACAAGATGGCTTTGATGTTGTAAAAGATACATTTAGTTCTTTAGTGTCATTTATTGAAAGGGTTCGCTTACAAATGAGCGAGGGTTTCAAGATAGAGGTTGAGGCTCCAGATACTTCATCGTTTAAAGATGTTCTATATAACGACATTGAGAGGCCATTAGAGGATTTAAAAGTAAAAATCACCGAATTACCAGAGATATCAAAAAACTCATTCCAAGAGATGATTGATGATATCAAATCCGTAAGTGGTGGGCTAAAGGATTTCCTAGCCAATGAAATCGGAGGCGCATTTGTAAAACTAGGAGACACAATAGGCCGATCATTATCCGGCGCGGATGATTCAATGGCAACGGCATTTGAGAAAATCATACTAATTGTTCTTGATTTTGCAAAGTCTCTCGCAAGGCTTGCCGGAGGTATTGGAGGAGTGATGTTATTCATTCCGGGATTGCAAGGAACTGGGATTGCTCTTTTGGCGGCCGCGACCGCATTAAGTGCTATCGCCGGAGGATTTACGGCAGGTATTCAAAAAAGAATATCCAACAGAGAAGCGAGGGCAGAGGCGAGCGTTAGAAGCGTATCAACCTCCGCATTTGACAGCCAACAAATGATTAACCTAAACGGAGAATTTAAAGTCAAAGGAACGGATTTAGTGCTATCTTTAGCCGAAACAAATTATTCACTAGGTAGATAATGGCTTACGGACTAAAATATTATTTCGTTGATAAGAAATTAGTCGGATCAACTAGCACAACATATACATTTGAGATTTTAGAGGATGGATATTCGGGAAGCTCTACCGAATGGACCGGAGTTCAAATTGGCCGGCAATATGAGGAGTTATCATTTAGGAGAGTCAACAACATTCAAAAGTCTAGTTGCACCGGAGTCGTTAGGGTTATCGATGCAACTCAAAGAACGGCGCTTGAGACGATAGCCGGCTCGGAGATAGGTGATTACAAAGTACAACTCAAAAGAGATGGCTCTGTTATATGGACCGGATTAATTGTTCCGGATCTTACGGTTATAGGTGAGGAGAATTACGGCAATCAATCGGCGAGTTTAGTCGCGAAGGATTTATTTTTCACCGGTAATTTCCCTCTAACAACGCTCATCCCAGATACGAGAGGCATTGAGAAAGCTATTGTATTAATAGCGGATATACTCGACAATCTAGGGTATGGATTGGATATTGTCTCTTATACCTCCTGGATTGAAAATGGCCTCACTCAAAGCGATGATATTTTGAATCAATCGTATCACGAGAAAGAGCGCTTTAGGATATACGGAGAATCGGAGGGAGAGGATGATAGGCCTCTAACAAATCAACAAGCACTAGAGTATATTTTGAAGGCTTACGGATTAATACTCCGACAAGTCGATGGTGATTGGAATTTAATCCAGATAACCGCGTTTGATAATCCGGCCTCCGTTCGCCGATATGTATATAACTCAAGCGGAACGCAAACATCATCTTCAACAAGCTATTCTCTAACATCGAGCGCCGTGAGTAGTGAGTTATATGTATTGGGTAACTCTTCCAATAATTACATCGCCGGAGTTAAAACGGTAAAAAGCGTATTTGAACACGAGTCAATTATTCAAGGCATTAAATTCAATCGAGAGTACTGGATAGATGATGGCTCCGAAATATCAAAGAGTCAATATTGGCAAGCCGACGGAACCGGGAACTTAGAACTATCTTTCACGACTTGGTTTGCAAAAACAACCGCAACCGATCTAGGAAATCCGGTTGTGATGACTATCTCCATTTATGTTGATACCGGAGGCTCCGATTATTATTGGGATGGCTCCTCTTGGACAACGACTCCAAGCACAATCGACGTTGAGGTACAAGAAACCTATTCGACAACAGACTCCGATGGAAA